CTATGGATCAAACCATCACACAACGGCTCAAGCAACTGCGGGCCGGATAAACTTAAAGGAGATTTATTATGGCCTCTCCCGGTCAAGGTTACAGCACGGGCAATTTTGGCGTGTTCTCGGAACTGGTAACAACCACATTCCGCACGCATGACAAGGACGTTAAAGATGCGGTATCGAAGCACAACGCGCTGTGGCGCAATCTGCATGACGGTGATAAGGTTCGCCACGAAGACGGCGGCCTCAGCATTGTCCAGCCGCTTGAATACGCCAGCAACAGCAACTACCAGCGCTATTCGGGCTACGACACACTGAACATCGGCGCGGTGGACGTGCTGACTGCAAGCGAATACCCATGGCGGCAGGCTGCTTGCGCGCTGTCCATCTCCGGCTTGGAGATGCGCACCAACAGCAACAGCGACACGCGCATCATTAATTTGGTCAAGGCCAAGGTCAAGAACGTCATGCACACCATGGCGAACGGACTGTCTATCGACACCTACAGCGATGGCACAGCAGCGAACCAGATGAACGGCCTTCAAGCACTGGTGGCTGACGCTGGCACGGGTACGGTTGGCGGCATTAACTCCAGCACGTATCAATTCTGGCAAAACATCGTGCAGAGCGCTGCAGCTCCATTGCAGGGCGGTTCGGCAATCACTCCATCGGCTACGACCATCGAATCATTGATGCTGCAGCTGTGGATCAGGCTGACTCGCGGCATGGATGCGCCTAACATGATCGTTATGAGCGATGACTATTTCACCCTGTTTGAAACCAGCCAAACCAGCTTGAAGCGCTACACAAGCTCCGAGGACGGCAAGGCCGGTATGACCTCCATGAAGTACAAGACCGCTGACGTGTTTTTTGACTCATCGGGCGGCATTCCATCGGCTCATGCCTACTTCCTGAATACGGATTACATCGACTTGGTGATCCATCAGGACGCGGACATCGCCATGCTGGATGACGTGGACTCGATCAACCAAGATGCCATCGTGAAAACGGTGGTATTCATGGGCAATCTGGTTGTTTCTAACCGCATGCTTCAAGGCGTGATGAAGGCGTAACCCGAAGCCCAGCCTTGTGCTGGGTTTTTCAATTCTCAAGGAGAAAATTATGTTTGCAGCAATTTCACCCACGGTTGGCACTCAGCCGTTCAATGACTGGTTTACGCCAGATACGACCGCTCGGCATGTTTCGGGCATGGAAGTAACAGCCGTCGATCCGTACTGGGGTCTAGGCACGTTCATGTATGTGAAGTCTACTGACACCATCCTCAAGGGTTCGGTGTGCATGTTTGACGAAGCGTATAACGCCGTTCTTTGCCCTTCCACCGCAGGCCAAGGTTTCCCGGTTGGCGTGGCGATGGCTCCGATGACTACCGGAAAATACGGCTGGATTCAGGTTGCTGGGCGTGTGGTCTACGCTACTGTTTCGACTGTTGCGGCTGATACCACAATCGGCATCAGCGGCACTGGCGCAGGTTTGGTAGGTGCGGCCACTACCGGCAAGCAGCTTGTGAACGCCCGTAATCGCATCGCGGCAACTGCCACGGTGACGGTCACGGCGCAGACTCAGGCTGGCATCCCGGTCGTAAACACCGCCGACTACAAGGGATTTTTTCTCGGTATGGCTCTGTCTGGAACAGGTATTGTGGCTTCTAGTATCGTTGCCACGCTTGACCCTGATGGCCGCCGTATCGGTGTGGGCACCACAATCGGCACGCTCACCGCCGCACAGGTCACTGCAACAGGTTCGATCACTCTCACTGGAACCTATACAGGTTATGGATCGGGCGTAATTAACCGGCCATTCGTTCAGGGCCAGATCGTTTAGTAAGTTGCGTCCTGCTTCGGCAGGGCGTTTCTTCATGCGCCCGGTGGACGCATCAAGAAGCGCTACCGCTTCGCAACCCATACAGGAGCAACACAATGGCTGACCCGATGAGCAGAGTTCCCTATTTCTTTTTCGTTGACCGTGAACACGGGGCAAACGCGGAAGCAAGCGCCAAAGCAGGCTATGAAGTGCCGAACATGGTCACATTCATTCTGATTACGCCCCACGGACACAAGGGCGACCCGATGGAATTCATGGCCGATGACTTCATTGCCCGCAAGGGTGAAGAGGCGCGCAAGGGTTCGTATGATCCGTCATGGGTAGCTGAATTTAAGACAGGGCTGGCAGCTTTCAGGGATGGTAAAGAAATCCCGCGCGAAGGAACGCCGCTGATTACTTGGGAGCGCATCTTGAAGTCTCGCCGCGAAGTCCTCGCGCGCCGGTTTCCGACTGTCGAGGACTTAGCAGCCGTGCCGGACTCAGCCGTTAGCGACATCGGCATGGATGGCCGTGTGTTGCGCGACATGGCAAAGGCTGACATCCAAGCTAAAAAAGACCTCTCCCCGGTGGTGCGCGAGCTTGCCAATGCAAACGAAACCATGCGCCAGCAGGCCGAGCTAATCGAAAGCCTGACGAAGCGGCTGGATGCACTCGAAGCGAAACCCAAGAAATAAGGTGAAGAAATGGCCCTGACCTGCCTCCAGATAATTCAGACAGTATGCAAGCGGATCGGGATCACTGCACCCACCATCGCGGTGAACTCGGTTGATCAGCAGATTGTGCAGATTCTCGCGCTGTCTGAGGAGGAGGGGCAGGAGCATTCAGGGCGCTACCCTTGGCAGGCGTTGCAGGTTGAGACTTCATTTACAACCGTTGCCACAGAGATTCAGGGCGCATTGTCAACCATAGCGCCGGGGTTCGAGTACATTGTCAACGATACCATCTGGAACAGAACGCTTCGCCGCCCTGTCTACGGGCCTAAGGCAGAATCAGACTGGCAGCAAGCCAAGGCCATGAACATCAACGGGCCGTTTAATTCGTATCGGCTCAAGGGTGACAACATCATTTTCAACCCTATTCCGGCTGCTGGGCAATCGTGCTACTTCGAGTACATCTCTGACAACTGGATCAACACTTTTGCAGGCGGTACGGCAAGCGTATGGTCAAACGATGCCGATACCCCCAAGCTGGATGACATGCTGATTGTGTGCGGTACGATATGGCGCTGGAAGCAAGCCAAGGGGCTAGATTACTCCGAGGACTTTGCCAAGTACGAACGCCAGATGCAGGACGCTAAAGCCCGCGATGGTGGCAAGCCCACGCTGTCAATGGGCGGAACGCAATACGACATCAAGCCGGGCATCTTCATCCCTGCAGGTAGCTGGTAATGAGACAAGCCCAGCAGCAAGTGCGCAGAAATCAAACTGCGCAGACTCTCGCCGTACCCGCTCCAGTTGGAGGGCTGAATGCAAGGGATGCGCTCGCGTCCATGCCGGAAGGCGATGCGGTAACGCTTGATAACTTTTTCCCAGAGCCGACTTCGGTATCTCTGAGAAAAGGCTACACCAAGTGGGCGACCGGATTGCCTGCGCACGTTGAAAGCCTGATGAATTACCGCTCGGCCACGGCTGACAAAATGTTCGCGGCATCCGGCACAGCGTTTTATGACGTTTCGGCCCAGGGTGCGGTGGGCGCGGCGGTGGTCACCGGCCTGACAAATGCGCGCTGGCAGCACCTCAACATGGGCACGGCTGGAGGCCAGTTCCTCGTGTGCGTGAACGGAACCGACACGGCGCGCATCTACAATGGCACAAGCTGGATGACCTATGCGGCCACATCCACCGCGCAAACGATCAGCAGCATAACCAATGTTACGACCACAGCAACGCTCACTACGGCAGCCCCGCATGGACTTGCTACCGGGAATCAGGTCGTTATATCAGGAGCTACAGCGGCGGCTTATAACGGTACCTTCATAATTACCGTAACCGGAGCATCAGCATTCACCTACACGATGCTGAGTGATCCTGGCGGGGCGGCTTCGGTAGTGGGAACTTACACAGTCGGCTTTGCCATAACGGGTGTAGCAAGCACGGCGCTTATTTCTGCAAACCTGTTCAAATTCCGCCTGTTCTTCATCCAGAAAAACAGCTTCATTGTTTGGTATATGCCGGTTAATTCAGTCGGTGGCGCGGCCTCTTCGCTGGATTTCTCCCCGCTTTTCAAGCTGGGCGGCTATTTGATGTCCATGATGACGTGGACAATCGACACGGTGGCTGGCATTCAGGAGTATGCGATTTTCCTGAGTTCAGAAGGCGAAATTGCCATGTACAACGGCACTGACCCAAGTGTTGCTGCTAACTGGTCAATCGTCGGCACGTTCAGGCTGGGAAGGCCAGTAGGAAGGCGCTGCGCCTGCAAGATAGGTTCAGACGTGCTTGTTATCAGTGCGGATGGATTTTATCCCATCTCCAAGGCTTTGCTCACCGACCGCAGCCAAGCGCAAGACGCGATTTCAAACAAGATCGTCAACCTCATCAATAACGATATGCAGAGCTACGCGGGAAACTTCGGCTGGGAGGCCATCCTTTACCCCATCGGCAATAAAGTCCTGATAAACGTGCCGCAGACAGAAAATAAAGTTCAGTACCAATATGTGATGAACACGATCACCGGGGCATGGTGCCGGTTCACCGGCTGGAATGCGAACTGCTTTAACACTATGGGCGATTCGCTTTTCTTCGGCAGCAATCTTGGCAGCACGGCAAACAGTGCTTATGTCGCCAAGTGCGATTATGGAAGCTCTGACAATGGGGCTTACATCTTCGGGGAAGCAAAGACAGCCTTCCGCTACTTTGGCGACACGTCAAAACAGAAGCACATAAAAATGATCAGGTGCGTATTTGAGACGGCTGGATCTATGAATGTTGCAATGGGTATGGACATGGATTATGCCGACAACTACCCGCTGGGGATGCCAACATACAACGGCACGGCAGGCACGGCATGGGCTACTGGGCTATGGAACACATTTCCTTGGGGCGATGTGAGCAAGGTCAAGAAAAGCTGGCAGAGCGTTTCGGGTGTTGGATTCGCCGGGGCGCTGCATCTTCGGCTTGTGAATAATGTCAGCGCGGTTCAGTGGCAGAGCGTCGATTACCTGTATTCGATTGGGGGGGAGATTTAATGCCTATAGGACTTTTGGGAGGGGCAAGCCCTGACTATGCGGCTGCAAATGACTGGTGGAAGCAGAACGCCTATGCAAAGCAGGATAACATGGGGAACGTTCAAGGGCCAGACCCTTCCGACCCCATGTTTCAGCTACACCACCAGGCGGAGCAGTACGCCGCGAACCAGGCTGGAGCGAACACGCCGGAATGGAAAAATGTCGTTCAGGATTACAACAGCGGCGGACAGGTTGATCCTCGATATGACGGACTACTGCAAACACTGAATGACTACTACCGACAGGGGCAAGCCACCCCCGGCAAGCTTACTGCAAACATGGGGCCTGACGCGGTGCGGCAGTGGGGCATTGATTCATCCCCAAACATGCTGCAAAGCCCTGAAAACTTGGCCGCGCTCACCGCTGCCGCAATCGGGTATTACCAACCTTGGCAGGCTGCTGGAGCATCGGCAGGCGCAAGCGGCGGGCTGATGGGCGGAACCGGGGGCGGCGCATCTGCTCCAGCCTCACTGACCGATCAAATCGTAAGCGCCGGGACTGGCGCAAATCCAGCGCTCGACACGTTCAATGTTGCCGTCAATGGTGCAACCGGAGTCACGCCAGCCGCTACGGGTTCCGGCCTAATGGATTCTGCCATTCAGCTTGGCACGGGTTCGACAGCAGCGGGGACGGAAGCATCACTTGCAAACGCCATAAACACGGCCTCTGGGGGCGGGCGCATGGTTGACCCTAATGCCATACCCGGAAACGGCGCTACGCCACCTCCAACTGACTATCTGCAAATAGCCAAGGACGTTAAAAAGCTGATTCCCTCTGGTGGCAGTGCTGGCGGAGGTGGTGGGCTAATGGGCGGCGGCAACTCTCAAGGATTCCAGCCAATCGACTACACCCAATTCATCCGAGAAGGGCAGGCGGGCGCGCAGTATCAGGGCGGACTGATGGGTGGCAATAATCAATCCAGCGACCCCACGCAGAAATACATCGATCAGTTGCTCAGAAGTAACAACCTGAAAGGATTTTAAAATGGCCGCACCTACCCCCGGAATTTACGGTCAGACAACCCCGCAGCCAGCCCAGAACGCACCGGCAGGAATATTCCAAGGCTCACAACCGATTGACATAAGCGGTGCAGCAAACCCGAACAACATCCAGACAAGCATTGCAGGTGGTGGTCAGATTGCCAATTCCGTGCAGCCCTATGGAACGATCCAGAACACGCTGAACACAAGCAATGTGCCATCCCTTGTCGGTGGCGACCAGATACAGGGCAGCATGATGCAGGCGCAGAATGCAGCCTACAACCAAGCCGCATCCAGGCTGAATCCTCAGTTTGATCAGCAAAGTCACGACCTGCAGAACCAGCTTGCGCAGAAGGGCATCATGGAAGGATCTGACGCTTACGCTCGCGAAATGCAGAACTTCAACATGGGCAAGAATGACGCTTACCAGACCGCGCAGAACAATGCGGTGACGCAGGGCAACGCAGCACAGGCGCAACTCTATGGGCAAGGGCTATCGAGCAACCAGAACGCATTTAATCAGGCTACGACAGCAGCGCAATTTGCCAACAA